GGGTGGGGGAGGCCGAGCGCGAGGCCGTGATTGCTCAGGCTATCGAGCAAGGCTTTGTTTCGGAGTCCTACGCGGAGCAATTCAGAGCCGCCATCCGCGCAAGGGGGCAGGTATGATCAGCAGCAACCTCTACAAGTACCACCCGCGGGACTTCGCGCGGTGCGCGGGCAACCCTGAGCGCACCGAGTGCGGCACGTGCTCCCGGCGCGCCGACCCGCGCTCACCGCTGCGCCGGCCGGAGTGGTGGATTGGACCCTGGATGGGGCACGGCCCCTGCCCGGACGCGCGCCCGCTCACCCCCTGGGCGGATGAATTGGCGAGCGGGGGCAGCCAGTGATTTGTGGCCGCAGGGTGATCGTTCGGCCGAACGTTTGGCTAATCGTTCGGGTAATCGTTCGGGTAATCGTTCGGCCGAACGTTCGACCGAACGATCGCTCCGCGACCTGGTCAGGAACCGCTCGATCTGTCGGAGGAGGGGCCCCGCAGGGCCTCCTCCGTAGACGATCAGCAGGTGTGGGGCGAACCCTCCGGTGTGGCCAATCGTGTGATCGTTTACCCTCTCTCGAAGAGAGAGGGCGAACCATTACGCCGAACGATTGGATTTTTGGCGCTAAAATGAGGAGCAACACATGGCACCCGTGACGCACACCACCACCCCCACCACCCCACAGCTCAAGCGCGGCGTGGGCGGCCCGCGCAAGTACGACCGCGCCGCCGTCGCGCAGCACGTCTGCGCCGAGCTGAAGGCCGGGCGCTCGCTGGAGTCGATCTGCAAGGACGGGGGCATGCCGCATGTGGCGACCTTCCTCGACTGGGTGTCTGAGGACCCCTCCGGCATCGGCAAGGACTACGCGCATGCGCGGGAAATTGGCTACGCGCTGCTGGCTGAGGAAATAATCAAGCTGTCAGACAAAACTGGTGAATGGGTTGAGGTACATAAAACAGATTCGGACGGTCGGCCGCTATTTGATAAAGCTGGACAGCCGATAATGGACCGGGTGCACGTACCATTATCAGCCGACGTTATTGCGCACAAGAGGCTGCAAATTGACACGCGTAAATGGATGCTGAGCAAGATGCTGCCCAAAGTGTATGGCGACAAACTGACCCAGGAGCACACCGGCGCGGGCGGGGGCCCAATCGCGCTCGCCGCGGTGGACCTCAAGGGGCTCAGCGACGATGAGCTGCAGCGCATGCAGGTGCTGCTCAGCAAGGCCGCAGCGGGGGGCAGCAGCCCGCCATGACGCAATAGGACAAATGAACGCCCCGCTCAGCCCCGCCGTGCTGCTGGACATGGTCCAGCGCGAGCGCGACCGTCGCGCGGCGCAGCGGAGCTTGATGGAGTTCACGCGGCAGGCGTTCCACATCATTGAGCCGGGGCAACGGTTCATCGACAACTGGCACCTGCACGTGATCGCGGAGCACTTGCAGGCCGTCAGCTCGGGCGACGTGCGCAACCTCGTGATCAACATTCCGCCCGGGTGCATGAAGTCCATCCTCACCTCGGTGGCTTGGCCCGCGTGGGAATGGGCGAACGACCAGACGTTGCGCATCATGGGCGCGAGCTACGGCGCAGACCTCGCCATACGCGACGCCGCCAAGACCCGCGACATCGTGACGAGCGAGTGGTACCGCGACCGCTGGTCCGCTGTGCAGATCAAGCTCGGCTCGGACCAGAAGACCAAGTACGAGCTGACTGGCGGCGGTTGGCGCATGGCGACCAGTGTGGGCGGTCGCGCCACAGGCGAGCACCCCGACCGCAAGATCGTTGACGACCCGCACAACGCCAAGCAAGCCGAAAGTGACGCCGAGCGCGAGGCCGCTCTGACTTGGTTCGATCGCACGCTGTCCACCCGCGGCCAGTCGCGCGGCGCCAGCACCGTGGTGGTCATGCAGCGGCTGCACGAGCGAGACGTGACGGGCCACATACTCGCCGACCTGACTGGGTACACGCACCTGTGCATCCCCATGGAGTTCGATGGTGTGCGGCGCAAGACATTCTTGGGTGCCTACGACCCGCGCACGAAGCCCGGCGAGCTGTTGTGGGCTGAGATGTTCAACGACGTGTCCGTCACCGAGCTGAAGCAGCTGCTCGGCACGTATGGCGCCGCGGGCCAGCTGCAGCAGGAGCCTTCGCCCGCCGAGGGCGGCATACTGAAGACCCGGCACTTCCGGCTGTGGCCCGCCGAAAAGCCGCTGCCGCAGTTCGAGTACGTGCTGCAGAGCTACGACACCGCGTTCGGACAGAAGGATGAGAACGACCCCACGGGCTGCGAGGTGTGGGGCATGTTCACCTACGAAGGCTCGCGCCAAGGCATGCTGCTCGACGCGTGGGACGAGCGGCTCACCTACCCCGAGCTGCGGCAGCGCGTCATCCGCGACTGGAACACCGAGTACGGCGGCACGAGCGGCGCCCAGCGTGGGCAGGTGACGCGGGCGGTGCGGCCGAGCCGCATCCTGGTGGAGGCGAAGGCCTCAGGCCAGTCGCTGCTGCAGGACTTGCGGCTCGCGCGGGTGCCGGCCGTGGGGTACAACCCCGGGACAGCCGACAAGGTGAGCCGGGCGCACCAGGCCGCGCCCACGCTCGAGCTGGGCATCTTGTGGGTGCCCGAGTCGGGCAAGAACCCCGGCCAGCCCGTGAGTTGGGCTGCGCCGTTCATGCGGCAGCTTGACAAGTTCCCTGTCGCTGAGCACGATGAATACGTGGATTGCTTCACTCAGGCTATAATCTTCCTGAAGAATGACGGGTGGTTCGAGCTGCCCACCGCGCAAGACCGCGACGAACCGCGCCGCCGCACGCCCAACGCCGAGAGGGCCAACCCCTATGCCGCATAAAGCGAAGAAGCCCGTTTGGGACAAAGCCCGACCCAAGTCGCTCGGCGAGTCCGAGTCGCTGAGCGCGAAGCAGAAGTCCGGTGCCAAGGCGGCAGCGAAGGCCGCCGGCCGGCCGTACCCCAACCTCGTGGACAACATGCGCGCTGCGGCAAGGGGCAAGCGATGAGCTCTAGAGTCGACAAGGCGGCGATGAGCTGCAACCGGCCGCGGCGCACGCCCGGCCACCCCACCAAGAGTCACGTCGTCAAGGCGTGCTCGGGCGGGCAGGAGAAGGTGATCCGGTTCGGCCAGCAAGGCGTCAAGGGTTCACCCGAGGGCTCGGCGCGCAACGACGCATTCAAGGCCCGTCACTCCAAGAACATCGCCAAGGGCAAGCTGTCCGCCGCGTACTGGGCAGACAAGGTGAAGTGGTGATCGACGTGCACGGGTTGAACGCAATGCGCGTGGCGTACGCTGATGGGGGCACGGTGCGCAACCCCGCGGCCCGCGGCCTGCCCAACCCGTCGCTGCTCAACTTGCAGCTGTACGCGCAGACGGTGGCGGAGGGGATGTACCCCGACGATGTGTTGCGCAGGGATGCCGCCCGGCACATGCTGGCCGCCGCGTTGGCGGCGCAGCGTTTTGGTCCTGGCACGGCCGAGGCGCTGGGCAAGGCCTACGAGTTCAAGGAGTCGCCTTTGCGCACCGCGGGGCATTGGATGGGGATCAGCGCGCCGCGCGAAGACTACCCAGTCGACACGCACAACAACGCGCTCGGCGCGCAGCTCGGTGCGCAATCGCGTTCGATGGACGATCTGCTGAGCGCGATTCAGCGCGCTGTGGACCGCGGCACCGCGGGCATCGCAGAAGGGCAGGTGTCGTTGCGTCCGGACCCGGACACCCGCTACGTGAAAGGCAAGGCCCGCGGCGGTCTCGCCCAAGTGAAGGAGCGCAGCTGCAATGGCTGAAGATCTGTCCCGCCCCGCGTTCCGCTATTCGTCCTCCGGCCGCCGGCCTGAAAGGCTCAACCAGAGCCGCGGCGTGAACGCCCCGCTGCAGCTGTTGCGTGGGTGGGCAGCGGGCACATTGGGCCTGCCCGGGGACATCGAGGGGTTGGTGCGGATGCTGCCCGGCATCAAGGACGAGACTCCGGTGCTCCCCACCAGCGACTTCTACCGCGAGTGGCTACCGGGCTACGACGAGCGCCCCGCGGCCCGCGCCATGAGCGGGCTCGGTGCGCTCACGGGCGGCATGGGCGCGACGAACGTGGCGCGGGCCGGGCTGGGCGCCGTGAAGCGGGCCACCGACGTGAACGCCATCCGCGACTACGTGCGCTCGGCGCAGGGCGTGTCGGGCATGCCGGGCACGGCTGCTGTCGGCGGGGCGGTGGCCCAGTTCTTACGCTCGTTTTTCAAGACGGAAGAGCCGCTAGACAAAAGTCGTCGGCTTTTGCTCGGCGCGCGTGAACTGGAAAAGACTCCGCCCGGTCCGGTGTCCGACCTGACACAGAGCGCAGCCGAGTCCGGCCGGCTTGAGCGATTGGCTCAATCGCCGGTTTCGCGTCGTCAAGTGTTGAAAGCCGCAGGCGCGCAGGCCGCGCGCGCGGTTTTACCCGCTGAGGCGTCTGCGCCGTTGAAAGAAATCGCCACTCAACTCGTCGCCCCGGCAGAACCCGCTGCGGCGGGCGTCGGCCTGTACGCGCTAACCCCGGAGGTTAAAACCGGAGCTCTGAACATGTTAGCGCGGGTGGGGCGCGCGAACAACGCCCCGCCGGGCATCGACCGCGCAGCGATGCTCGCGCAGGTCATCCCTGAAAACATGAACCTCAAAGAGTTCATGCGCCAAGTTAAAACAGAACCAGACGTTTACAAAACGCTGATGAATGACCTTGAAACCTTGGGCCGGGAAGACCGAGCCGTAATCGGTTCCGGTGCAAGCAAAGAAGATTACCTTCGCGTGTTGAGCGATCTAGGCGCCAGCGAGGCCGCGAGGCTGCGCGAGTCTCGTCTGTGGGACAAATACAACGGCGAGTTTGAGATGCCGAAAAGATTTACGCCTGAGAACCCCAAGCCGCGCTTATTTGACAAAGATTTGGGCAACCCTGAATGGTTTGATCAGGTCCACTCTTCTATCAGAGACGAGTTGGCAGAACAGCTGGCGGGCCTGCCGTACGACAAAGCGCAGAGCGCGCTTAAGGCGTTCAAGAAAGAGTTCGGCCCGCAGCTTAAAGCGCAGTCAAAGGAGAGAGAAGATTACTTCTTCAACCTGGCTAAAGAGAAAACCGGGCTCTCGCAGCCTGTCCCGCCGCAAACCCTGTTGCTCTCCGGGGTTGACTGGAAGAACCCTCCTCCTCTGCAAAAGCTGTTTTCTCATTCGGCACGAGGCCTGGCGCCGTTGTCCGAGGTGAATCGTTTTTTCAGGGGCAGCGGGCCGCCGATGACGCAGGCTGAGTATGATGCAGCTGTGAATCAACTAAGAGAAATTTTGCCCAAAACGGTGTACCAGCCGGGGCCGGGGGTTGACAAACTTTACCGCGACCTGGGCTTGGCGGTACCCGAGTACACCCCCACTGAGAAGACCCAACTGCGCGTGTTGAGAGAACCTGAAGAACCGGGTTTCGCCCGCGGCGGCGCAGTGACCGCCCCGCCCGGCCCCGCGCAGTATGACCCGCTGGCCATTGATTCACTGGCCGAGCAACTACTCATGGAGGCCTGAAATGGCAGGACCGTTGTTTGCTGTGGGGCGGGCGCTGCTGGGCAGCCAGCTCACCCAGCCGATTATGAATGAGATGGCGATTCGCGGGTTGGGTAGCGGAACGCTGAGCCCGGAGTTGGCGCGGTTGCTGTACAGCAACCGCACTCTGGGCGAGCAGCTCGCCAGCAGCGTTGAGCCGCTGGGGCGGCTGCTGGGGTTCCTGCCCGAGGAGCGACCCAACTACAACCTGCCCGACGACTACAGCGTGGGTCCGCAGGGCGAGATTTACAACTTGGCCGGTGACCGCATGGTTACGGGCGAAGGCGTGACGGGGTTCCAGCCCGTAGCGCAATACGGGGAGTACGGGTTTCAAGAGCCTTTGCCGCCCCGTCCTGAAGGCTATCCGTCCGACGCGCCGTGGCCGCCGCCTGGGGCGGGGGGCGGCTTTATGCCTGCTGCGGAGGGGCTGCTCAGCCTACAGCAACCGCCCACCTGGGGAAGGGGTGCCGATGGCGGGGGCTTTAGCGGTGCGCGGGGTGATGACGGCGGCGGGCACGGCAGCTACGGTGGTGATTACTACGTCGATGAGCTTGAGCGCCTTGCCGCTCGCTACGCCATTCAACCGCCTCCCGGAGGTTGACCCCCAATCCCTTGCCCAACAAAACGCGCAGCAGCGCTGAGGACTTTTGACTCATGGCCGACCAACTCAGACCCGAAGACGAAGAAGACGAGCGCGAGGCCGTCGGCGAGACACTCTCGCTGGACGGCGAAGAGGAGCTCGAAGTCGAAGACACCGAGGACGGTGGCGCCGTGGTGCGCATGAAGAACGAGGAGCAGTCGCGCCGCGCGCAGCAGCACTTCGACAACATCGTCGAGGACGTGGACCCCGCGCGGCTCAGCGCGGCGGTCACGGACCTGCTCGACAAGATCGACAAGGACAAAGAGGCCAGGGAGAAGCGCGACAAGCAGTACGAGGAGGGCCTGCGCCGCACGGGGTTGGGCGACGACGCGCCGGGTGGGGCGCAGTTCACCGGCGCCAACAAGGTGGTGCACCCGATGCTCGTGGAAGCGTGCGTGGACTTCTCGGCCCGGTTCATGAAGGAGATGTTCCCGCCCGCGGGCCCTGTCAAGAGCAAGGTGCTCGGCACCCAGGACAAGAAGAAGGTCGAAAAGGCGCAGCGCAAGACCGACTTCATGAACTGGCAGTGCACCGAGCAGATGCCCGAGCTGCGGAGCGAGCTGGAGCAGCTGAGCACGCAGTTGCCGCTGGGCGGCGGCCAGTACCTGAAGCTCATGTGGAGCCGGCAGCGCCAGCGCCCCACGGTGGAGTTCGTGCCGATCGACGACGTGTACCTGCCGTTCGCGGCCACCAACTTCTACACCGCCGAGCGCAAGACGCACGTGCAGTACGTGACGGCCGCGGAGTACGCGCGGCGGGTGCGCTCGGGCATGTACCGCGACGTGGACCTGGGCGCCCCTGAGGACCCCGAGTTCAGTGCCTCATCCCGCGCCAACGACCGGATCGAAGGCCGCAAGAGCACCGCCTACAACGAGGACGGACTCCGCACCGTGTTCGAGGTCTGCACCGCGCTGGCGCTGGAGGACGGCGAAGACGACGACCCCGCCCCTTACATTCTCAGCATCGACAAGTCCTCCGGCCAGGCGCTCGGGCTGTACCGCAACTGGGAGCCCGACGACCCGCAGCGCAAGGAGCTCGAGTGTGTGGTGGAGTTTCCGTTCGTGCCTTGGCGGGGTGCCTACCCCATCGGGCTCACGCACATGATTGGCGGGCTCAGCGGGGCGGCCACCGGCGCGTTGCGCGCCCTGCTGGATTCGGCCCACATTCAGAACATCCCCACGCTGCTGAAGCTCAAGGGCGGCCCCAACGGCCAGACGCTCAACGTGCAGCCCACCGAGGTGGTGGAGCTGGAGGGCGGGGCGCTCATCGACGACGTGCGCAAGCTGGCCATGCCGATGCCGTTCAACCCGCCGAGCCCGGTACTGTTCCAGCTGCTGGGGTTCTTGGTGGATGCGGGCAAGGGGGTGGTGCAGACCTCCTTCGAGAAGCTCGCCGACAGCAACCCCAACCAACCCGTCGGCACCACGCTCGCGATCATCGAGCAGGGCATGGTGGTGTTCAGCTCGATCCACTCGCGGCTGCACAACTCGATGGCGCGGGTGTTCAAGATTTTGCACCGGCTGAACAGCGCCTACCTGACGCACGAGGCGCTCAAAGCCTACGACAACGGGCTGGAGGCGAAGCCCGAGGACTTTGACGGCCCGCTGGACGTGGTGCCGGTGAGCGACCCGGCGATCTTCAGCGAGACGCAGCGCTTTGCGCAGACGCAGGCGGTGATGCAGCGGGCCGCGGCCGTGCCGCAGATGTACGACGCGCGCAAGGTGGAGGAGATGTTCCTCCGCGGGCTGAAGCTCGCTCCCGCCGACCTGCTGCAGCCGCAACCCGGCCAGGACGACGTCGACCCCGTCAGCGAGAACGTGGCCGCAGCGATGGGCCGGCCCGTGTACGTGCTGCCCCGGCAGGACCACATGGCGCACCTGCGCACACACTTGGCGTTCCTCAAGTCGCCGCTGTTCGGCTCCAACCCGGCGATCGTGAAGACGTACTTGTTCCCGATGGCGCAGCACGTGCGCGACCACCTGCTCAACTACTACCTCACCGAGTCGCACGACGCCGTGAAGCGCGCCACCGAGGACGAGCTCATCCGCGACGACGCCGATCAGCAGGCCGAGGTCATTTTGCGGGTGCAGCAGCTCATCGAGCAGCAGCTGGGCGCCTTTGCGCAGGAGCTGGCGCAGCTGGACCAGGCCGCGCAGCAATTCAAGCCGCAGCCCCCGATGCCGCCCGACAACTCGATGCAGGTTGCGCAGCTCAACGCCCAGTTGCAGGGTCAGCTCGCTCAGCAGCGCGCACAGCTGGACCAGGCGCGGTTGGCACAACAGGCGCAGTCGGACCAAGCTCGCCTCGCCCAGCAGGCGCAGACCGAGCAGGCCCGGCTGCAGGACAAGCAGCAGGACCGCGCCGCCGAGCTGCAACGGGAGGCGCTGCGTCAGCAGGCGGGGGACGCCCGCCAGCAGCAGTCCGACGCGGTGCGCTACCAGATGAACACCGACGACAACGAGACCGCGCTGCGGCTCGCGGCGGCCGAGATCGCCTCTGGCGAGAAGGTGGCGGTCAGCACCGGCACCGGCATCAACCCCAACCCCTGACCAAAAGGAACCCTGAACCATGGCTGACAAACCCACCCCCGGCACCGTGCCCATGACTGGCGCGCTCGTCAAGCAGAAACACCGCCTGGCCGCAGGCAGCAAGGAAAACGGCCAAACGCTGCCCGCCGCCCCGGCGATGCCTAAGACCCCGGCGTGAACTTTCCGGAGCAGATGCTCGCTCGGCTCAAGGCCGAGCAGGCGAGCTTTGCGCTGCAGGCGATGCAGCGGCCCCAAACCCGTGATGCCTTTGAGTACGGGCATCGGGTCGGCACCGTAGCAGGCTACGAGGCCGCCATCAATGTGCTCTTGACCATGTTGAAAGAGGAGCGTGACAGTGACCCAGACCTATGAGAACGCTATTGCGGAGGCTTTCCCGACGGCAGACGCCGGGGTGCAGCCCTTCGGTAGCCGCGTTCTGGTGCAGATTCGCACACCCAAGACCAAGACCGCCTCCGGCATCATCATCGACAGCGGCTCGCGCGACACTGAAAAGTGGAACACGCAGGTCGCCAAGGTGGTGTCGCACGGCCCCGTCGCCTACCGCAACCGCAACACGTTGGAGCCCTGGCCGGAAGGCAGCTGGGCGCACCCGGGCGACCACGTGCGCGTGCCCAAGTACGGCGGCGACCGGTGGGAGGTGCCGCTGCCCGATGGCAGCACCGCGCTGTTCGTCATCTTCAACGACCTCGACATCATTGGCCGCGTCGAGGGCGACCCCCTGGCCATCCGCGCATTCATCTGAAGGAGATGTGACCCATCATGGCTGAAAAGCTCACCGACAAAGACCCCACCGACGACCTCGTTGTCGTCGAGGACGCCCCCAAGGGCAACGTGCCCTCTGAGCCGACGGGCGTGCCCGACCCGGCGCAGGACGCGCGGCTCCGCGCCACCGAGGACGACGAGGACGACGAGGACGACGGCGCCGCGGGCGACGGCCGCGACGACATCCGCGCCCGGCGCCGGCAGGAGAAACTGGAGCGCAAGCAGCGCCGCGACGAAGCCATCAAGCGCGATAAGCTAGAGATGGACTTTCTGCGTCGGCGCAACGACGACCTAGAGCGCCGGCTCACGGTGCAAGAGCAGCGCGCCGTGCAGGTGGACATGAACTCGCTGGACGCGCAGATTCAAGCCGCCATGCGCGACGCGGAGACCGCCGAGCGGGTGATCGCCAAGGCGGTGGAGGCCGGCAACGGCTCCGACGTCACGCAGGCCATGCGCTACCGCGACCAAGCCATCGACAAGGCGCGCCAGCTCCACGCCACCAAGCAGGCCGCGCTCCAGCGCCCGGCGCCCGCCGCCCCCGCCATCGACGACGCGACGATGCACCACGCGCAGGAGTTCCTGCGCCAGAACACCTGGTACGACCCGCAGGGCCGCGACGAGGACTCGGCCATCGTGCTCGCCATCGACCAGGCGCTGGTCAAGGACGGGTTCAACCCCCAGTCGGGCGACTACTGGTCCGAGCTGCGGCGCCGGGCGGCGCGGCGGTTGCCGGAGCGGTTCGGCACTCCGCAGCGCGGCGGCGACGACGGCGCCCCCACACGTGAAGCCCGCGGCGGCCCTGCGGTGGGTTCCGGCCGCGAGCACGCCCCCGCCACCACCCGCCGCGAGGTGTACATCAGCCCCGAGCGCAAGCAAGCGCTCGTCGACGCCGGTGTGTGGGACGACCCGGTGCTGCGCATGAAATATGTGAAGCGCTACGCCGAGTATGACCGCGCCAATCGTGCGTGAATTGCACCCGGCACACAAAGTGTTTGCCTTGCGCACAATTCTGCCCTATAATTCACCCACCATCGCTGGAAGGAGCGATCACACATGAACGACGAACGACTCAAGAAATCCGCAGGCGACCTGCGCACCAACCGCGCGATGGAAGATCGCGCTGTGACGCACGATCGCGCCATCAGTGATGACGAGCGGGTTGAAATGTTCCGTCAGCAGTTTTTCAATTCCTCATTGCCGGACTTGCCCAAGATTCCGGGCTGGCACATGTGCTGGCTCACCACCACCAACCCACGCGACTCAATTCAGGGCCGCATTCGTCTCGGATATGAACCTGTGAAGCCGGAAGATGTGCCCGGCTGGGAATACGCCACGCTGAAGACCGGCGACTGGGCGGGGTTCATTGGCGTGAACGAGATGCTGGCTTTCAAGTTGCCGATGAGTTTGTACAGCCGCTTCATGCGGGAGGCGCACCACAGCGCGCCGCTCCGCGAAGAGGAAAAGCTCACCGACACGGCCGAGTTCCTGGAGCAGCAGGCGCGGTCTTCCAAGTCGAAGCTCATGGTGGGCGAGGGCAACATGGAAATGGGGCAGCAGCGCGAGGCGCTCTTCGAGCTCTCGTGACGCACAAGCGATCTTCCCTCTTGAACCCCACAAGGAGCAGGCACTATGTCTTCGACTAGCGCACCTTTTGGCTTCAGGCCGTCGTTCCACAACAGTGGACAGATGCGCCCAAAGGCCTACGTTATCGCGTCCACCTACGCGGCCAACATCTTCTCGGGCGACCCCGTGAAGTTGACCGACAACGGTGTCATTCAGCTCGGGACCAGTGATGGCACCCGCAGCGGCACAACCGACGGCATCGCGCTGCTCGGCATCTTTGCCGGGTGCCAGTACCTGGACGCCACCGGCAAGCCGACGATTAGCCCCTTCTGGCCTTCTGGCGCCACAGGCACGGAGATCGTGGCCTGGGTGTACGACGACCCAGAAATGCTGTTCGACGTGCAGTACACGAACCCGGGCACCCCTGGCTCCACCACGATGCAAACCGCGGTGGGCGAAGAGTGCGACTGGACCGTGGCTTCACCCGGCGGCTCCACCCAGACCGGGTTGAGCAACACGCAGTTGGGCGTGATTCAGGCGACTTCTGGCCAGTTCCAGATCACCGGTTTCGCGTACAACATCAATGACTCCATCACCGACGCCTACATCGTAGCGACTGTTCGTATCAACGAACACCACTACAAGGCTGCGGTCAACTCGGTTTGAGGAGGGCTGAACCATGGCTACCCCAATGCGTAGTACCGACTTTAGGTCGGTTGTTGAGCCGATCCTGAACGAGGTGTTCGACGGCGTCTATGAGCAGCGTGCTGACGAGTGGAAGATGGTCTTCCGCGAGCAGAAGGGCATTCCGCGCAACTACCACGAGGAGCCCGTCCTGTACGGGTTCGGCGCGGCGCCGGAACTGCCCGACGGCATGGCTGTGTCGTACCAGTCGGGTGGTGTGCTGTTCCTGCAGCGCTACCTGTACAAGGTGTACGGCCTGGCCTTCGCGCTCACCAAGGTGCTGGTGGAGGACGGCGATCACATTCGTATCGGTCAGACCTACGCGAAGCATCTCGCGCAGTCGCTGATCGAGACGAAAGAGACGCTGTGCGCCAACATCCTGAACCGGGCCTTCAACGGCTCGTACACAGGCGGCGACGGTGTGTCTCTGGTTTCCGGCAGCCACCCGATCGTGAACGGCACGTTCAGCAATCAGCTCACCACGGCGGCCGCGCTGAGCCAGACGTCGCTGGAGCAGATCCTGATCCAGATCCGCAATGCGGTCGACAACAACGGCAAGCGCATTCGCCTGACGCCGAAGAAGATCGTGACGGGTCCGTCCAACGTCTTCCAGGCCGAGGTGCTGCTCAAGAGCGTGCTCCGTACCGGCACCGCCGACAACGACATCAACCCCGTCAAGTCGATGGGGCTGTTGTCCGAAGGCCAAGCCAACCTCTCGCGTATCACGTCGACCACCGCCTGGTGGGTGCAGACCGACGCGCCGGAAGGCCTGAAGGTGATGATGCGGCGTGGGCTGGAGAAGAGCATGGAGGGCGACTTCGAAACCGACTCCATGCGCTACAAGGCCACCGAGCGTTATGTGCCGGGTTGGACCGATCCGCGCACCGTGTACGGCACTGCAGGCGTCTGACGCTGTGAAGAGACTCCCCCGCTCGGCGCTGGGTCGGGCGGGGGAGGTGTTCCGGGGAAGGTCAAGATCGCGCACCGCAGACAGCCCCCGGCTGACGACATGCAGACTGCGGCGCGTAACTCGCATGTGAGGTAAACAGACAATGGCTTCGACAACCTTTTCCGGCCCGGTGACTTCGACCAATGGTTTCATTGGTGCGGTCACGGGCAACATTACCGGCAACGTCACGGGCAACATCACGGGCGACGTCTTCGCCACGGTGCAGTCGCTGTCCGGCGCGGGCGCCGTGAACTTGACCGACATGATGACCAGCCTGACCACCACCGGCGCGTCGCAAGCGCTGACGCTGGCCGACGGCTTGGTCGGTCAGCTCAAGCTCGTCACGCACACGGTTGACGGCGGCAGCGCTGTGTTGACCCCCACCACCAAGATCGGCTTCACCACCATCACGTTCACCAGCGTCGGCGAAAGCGCCACGCTGGTGTACACCTCGGCCGGGTGGTGTATTGTTTCCTTGCGCGGCGCGGTAGCGGCTTAAAGGGAGGCACGCATGCGGCCCGTAACCCTTACGGTCACGGGCGGGCAGGCTTCGGCCGTCTACCCGCCCGACCACTACGTCAGCCCGTTCAACGTGGCGTTGGGCGTGCGTGTGACCGGCACGGTGAACTACACCGTGCAGTACACGTTCGACAACGTCTTCGCTGAGAGTTACGTTCCCGCGTCGGGCAACTGGGTGGACCACCCGTCGCTCACCGCGCAGACCGCGACCAAGGACTCCAACATCGCCTACCCCGTCACCGGGGTGCGCATCGTGGGCAACTCGGGCGCGGGCACCGCCACGCTGACCGCCATTCAGGCCGGAGGCATCGTATGATCGCCACCGACATCACGGGCGCGGCGGTCGGCGGCGCCAATCAGCTGCTCGACCTGCTCAGCAACGCGGCCGCGTATGAAGCGAAGATCAAAACGCTGCAAACCGCCACCGAAGAGCACCGCAGGTTTGTCGAGCTTGTTGCCCCGGCAAGCGAAATCGCGGCACTGAAAGAGAAAGCCGTTTCTGACGCCAACCAGGCCAAAGCCGAGCTCCAAGCCGCCAAGGCTGAGGCCGCGCAGCTGAAGGCCGCTGCTCGCAAAGCCTCCACCGACACCGCCAAGGCGGCAAAGCAGGCCGCTGAGCAGACACTCGCCGAAGCCGATGCAACCCTGGCCGCGGCCCGGTCAGCGATGGCTGAAGCCGTGGCGCAAAAAACCGAGGTTGCCGCGGCGTGGGATGCGTTGAACGAAGCCAAGCAGAAGGTCGCCGACAGCGCCGCTGCTCTTGTCGCTGAGCAAGAGCGCTTGTCGGCGACGCAAGCCGAGGTTGTCGCTCTGCGCCAAGAACTCCGCAGGAAGCTGGCCGCGCTCGCCAAGTCGCTTGAAGCATGACGGGGATCGTCGACTTTCGCACGTCTCTGCTGGATGAGGCGGGTGCGCCGATTGACGGGGACAACCCGCTGCCGGTCACTGGCGGCGGAGGCGGGGGTCCTACCGAGGTTTATGCGCTCAACGACTTTCTTGACGGCGATCCTTTGTATCTCGGCAAAGTGAAAGCTGACGGCACGTGGTTGCTGCAAAGGTTCAGCGCAACCACGGGCCAAATGCGGTACGCCAACGTCTCCAACAATGCCGGCGTGGCAACCTATGCATCCGCATGGGCGAACAAGTTGACGCTGACATATTCGCCGTTCCAAGAACTGAGTAATGTGTAGGAGTAGCTTATGTCCATGACCAACGCCGCCGAAGCGGCACTTCTCGACCTCCTGTTCCTGAACGTCGATTGGGCCAACATC